TATACCGTCATTTACGGTACCGACACCTGTAAACCTTCCTGCGCCTGTACTAGAACTTCCCTCAGCGGAAATTCCTAGTTACAGGCCTCTTTATGTCCCGGCAACTGTAGAGGCAGGTTCTGTGGAACCTGGGGAAGTTCAGCAGGAGGAAGAGCAGGAAGAGTCAACCAAAAAAGAGACAACGGAGACATTAAAAGCACCGCGAACCCTCCCAATACAGATCCCAAAAGAAAATAGGCAAGACGAAGAAGCATATTTTGACGGTGTAACTACATTCAGTATATTTGGAACAAATGTACCTGTACCTAAACCTGAAATTCTTGTAGCTGCAAGTACAACAGCTACAGCATCAGTTGCAGCTACTCTTACAGCTACGTGGACTATTAAACGTCTTACTTCAGTTTTAAAACCTATTGTGAAGCAAGCGGTAAAACGACTTCAGAAATTGCGGGGGAAGAAGGCTCAGTCTTGGGGGCGCGAGCGATTGGCACAACGTCGGAGCAGACGACAGCGTAAGGAGACTCAGGGCGTATCATGAACCCCTTGTCTAGCAATTCTGCACATTTGAGTGCCCTAATAAGGGCGTAATCTAAGCGTTCCTTTTCTAAACGTTTACTAGCAAGATTTTTACAAAGGTTTACCATTTCTCGATCCAAGGGGATGCTAAAAGTCATCTGAATTCCATAATTTTGATTGCGTACATACTCCGGATGTACATCGTTACCTAAATAAAATGGGGTAAAAGTAAGAGTACTGGAATTACAGGCGTGACCACCTCCGAAGGCTTGCCGAGAGTAGCCTCCTTGGTTGATCTGCACACTTTGATTCGAGACCGAACCTGAACTTGTCGCTACAGGATTGGCAATAGCTGTAGTGCCGTTATCTTCTTCAGCACGTACAGCACCGCCAAAACCTATTGCAATTACTGAGAGAACACTGACAAGCTGTTTGTAGTAGTGGTTTGTTCGATAGCTCGAGTGATGTCTTGAGTCTCCACTACCCCAGCAGTGCGCTCTACGATCTCTAGTTGAAACTCTTCTCCATCCGTCTTGACGCTGTAAGTAGTGTTGGAATCCCCGATAGCACCGCTTGGCGTAATGTTGTAACCCGTGTAGCTGGTATAGTTTCCACCCATCCTTTCGATCGCAATGGTCTCGTCGATCGTCACTTCCGTGACACTCGTAGAGGTCATGCTGCCTTGAGTAAAGTTGGGAGTTACTGTTTGTGCCTTGGCTGGTAAAGCAAGCACTAGACCAAGTAGGAAGAACCACTTCATGATTTTGGTGGATCAATTTTCTTAACTGTAGGCTGTTTATTTTGTTCATGTCTAGAAATGCCGTAATGGGCTAGGCACCCAGTAAAAATGCTTGCCACAAATGTAGGATCAGCCTTAATAATATTTAAATAGCCTGCAGTTAGAATGGTGGCTGACCATCCTAGAACTGAGAGATGTACTACTTCTTTCATTCTGTTTGGTGAATTGTTCTCCATAGTAAAGACTCATGCCTAAGTGCAACTCTAAGAAAGGCGGCAAAAAAGCTTCAAATGGTTACAAGATGAAGTAACCGTATGCTAATTTAACTGGGCAGCTTTAGCTGCTACTCATGTATTTTTTAGGCATGAGGCGTTACTCGCCACCACCCCTTGGCTAGAGCAGTGTCAGCGCGTGAGCGGCTGCATGGGGGATATTATATTAAAGACAGATATATTAAAACTCATGGCTAAAAAAGGACCTTGTTGGAAAGGCTACGAAATGGTTGGTATGAAGAAAAAAGGCAACAAAAACGTTCCTAACTGTGTACCCAAAAAGTAATCATGCCTTCTTTTGAAATTAAGGGCGGTGGTAAAAAGAAACCGTCTTCCGGAACATCTCTTCCAAACACTGGCGGCACTATTAAAGTTCTTCCCAAAGGCCATGGCTACAAGCCTGGTTCTATTCCCGTCAAACTCGCTTACAAGATGAAAAAAGGGTTTGCATAATGGATGCTTCCTTTTTTCTTAGTCTGGTACTTGGCGTATCGGGAGTAGGAGGAGGTATCTTAGCTTGGTCTACTAGGCGTTTTGAAATGTTTGATGCTCGTATTGACAAACTTGAAGTAACAGTAAACCGTGAGTTTATTAGAAAAGATGAAGTTGTGCCTATGATGGATCGGGTGGAGCAACGGGTACAGCGGATCGATGAGAAGCTTGACCGAATCCTTTTGGACGGACGACGACTCACTAATTAGCAAAATAGAGGAGTACAAAGGCACTCCTGAACAACAAGACGCCTTAAAATTTCTAGAAGAATATACAGCCGAAGGTACTTGGGAAAAATTTAAAGACCTTTGGAGTGCAGGTAAAGTGTAAATATATGTTGTTTTGTTATGGCTGCTGCTCCTAAAAAATCTCTAAACCAACCGCAAGGTTTGGCATCTGAAGATGATCTTTATAGTCTTCACCGCCTAGTCGCGCAAAAGTTGATTAACCAACTCAATCGTGACGATGTCAAAGCCTCTGACCTGGCAAACGCTATTAAGTTTCTTAAAGATCAAGGCATTACTGCTCTCAATGGTGGAGATGTCTCTGCTATCTCGGAAATGATTTCTGAACTACCTGAAGTCGATCTCAAGAAAGTTAGGTCTTATATTGGTGTTTAGGAACACTAATTCCTACATGTACCAAGCAAAGCCCCCAGTATGGTGATTGAGTCGCCTACTGGGGTTTTTGTGTATTTAACGCCAGATTTTGCCATGGCGAATTTACAGTCCCTCCAGCGTCGAGATGCTGTTAGAGCTTGGAAACAAGGAATTAAAGAGGCTTTTGATTGTAAATGCGCTTACTGTGGGGCTAAAACAGAAGCACTAACTCTTGATCACGTTCATCCCCGCACAAAAGGCGGAGAAGACCTAGCCACTAACATTGTTCCAGCCTGTATTGATTGCAACCAATCAAAAGGGTCGAAAGAATACAGAATGTGGTACCGCGATCAAGAGTTCTACTCCGCCAAACGCGAATGGATAATCGAACAATGGATGAACTCCCACCGATGCCTGACCTTGGGCTAACAATTGAGCAAGACCTACGCTTGGAGCGTATGCGTAGAGAGCTTCCAAGCACGTCTCGCGCAGAACTCGAGAAGATGGCGATCGAGTTCGTAAAAATGACTTTAATACTGCAGAATAACCTCAGTCAAGTATTTAAGTGGGCTGCAAGTGGCAAAACCAAACAAGCAGACTGAAAAAATTATTCAGGAAGCCATTGCGTCGTTTCCTGTATTTGCTACCCACCTTTGGCACTACCTAAAACTACCCAGTCCAACTCCTGTTCAGTACCAGCTCGCTGATTACCTCCAGACCGGTCCTGACAGGCGGATCATTATGGCGTACCGAGGCTGCGGTAAAAGCTTCCTAACGGCTGGCTACGTGCTTTGGAGACTGCGTAGGGACCCTGACTGCAAGATCCTTGTGATCTCGGCCGCACAGGACCGTGCAGACGCCTTCTCGGTGTTTTGTCACGACCTACTCCGTAACTGGTTCATGATCAAAGATCTGTTCCCTAGCGATACTCAACGATTCTCAAAAGTTGCGTTTGATATTTACGGAGCTAAACCCGATCAAAGCCCTTCAGTACGCAGTAGCGGAATCTTTGGGCAAATTACCGGCAGCCGTGCGGACCTGATTGTAGCCGATGATACCGAAACACCTCAGTCTTGTGAAACTCAACTGATACGAGACAAACTTCGGGAGGCCATCAAGGAGTTTGACTCGGTAATCAAGCCTGGTGGGGAAATTGTGTTCCTAGGAACGCCTCACACACAAGACTCGATCTACGCAAAGCTTGAGCTGGCTGGGTACACCTGTCGCATTTGGCCTGCACTGTATCCCACAGCAAAGAAACGACAAAATTACTACGGCAACAGACTGGCCCCTAAAATCGCCTCAGACCTTGATAACGACAAAAGCTTAGCTGGACATCCTGTAGACCCTCGACGCTTTGGCTGGGAGGAGCTAGAGGCCCGTCAGCAGTCGATTGGACGTTCGACCTTTAACTTACAGTTTCTGCTCGACATCAGTCTGAGTGATGAGGAAAAATACCCCCTTAAACTTAAAGACCTCTGTGTGTTCCGTCTAAACCGTGAGCAAGGACCAGAAAAGGTGGTTTGGATGGCTAACGGTGATAAAGCCCTGGACCTACCATCGGTCGGTCTTCACGGAGACCTGTTTTACAAGCCTGCCCAGATCGGTTCGGAGTTTATTGAATACACCGGCTCCGTACTTGCCGTAGACCCTTCTGGAAGAGGCTCTGACGAGCTCGGATACTCTGTAGTCGCCTATCTGAACGGCAATCTGTTTTTGCTCGCCTCTGGGGGCCTTAGGGGCGGATACAGCGAAAGTAACCTCAAAAAACTCTCCCTCATCGCTAAAGAGTTTAAGGTCAAACAAATACTTGTTGAAAGTAACCTCGGCCTCGGTATGTTCTCGGAACTCCTGAAGCGTTACCTTGGAGTGATTTATCCCTGCTCCGTCGAAGAAGTCCGACATACAAAACAGAAAGAGGTCCGAATTATTGACACGTTGGAACCGGTCCTCAACCAACACCGGTTGATGGTCGACACAGACGTAATCACTGAGGACATCAGGACCACGGAATGTTATCCAGGCGAAACTCGATCTCAGTATCAGTTGTTTTGGCAGATGACCCGCATAACCAAAGAGAAAAACTCGATCAAGCATGATGACCGCCTCGATGCCTTGGCGATGGCCGTTCAGTATTTTACTGAGTCTATGGCTCTTACGGAGAAAAAGGCTATGGATTCAAGACTTGCACAACAGTGGGAACTAGAGAGGCAGTTTATCCAGGGGGACAACGGCCTCTCTGTTGATGCTATGGGATACGCTCAAAGCTTTGAAGACCTTCAGAAGGCCCTAGGAGCGTCTACAGGGGGTTCTAACTGGCTTTCAGGTATGTAATCCCTCAGGCTTTCCTAGGGACCCGTACAGAGGCATACAGAGGAAGGGTAATCTTTTGATACTTCACACCCCGATACTGAAGGTTAGAAGGCTCAGTGTTTACCTTGGTGGGTTGGTCGTACTGCTGTCCGCGATAGGTCAGAGTCATGGTTAGTTCCTCAGAAACTCACAACCCCCGTTCCGTGGCTGTTAAATCTGCGCCTTTTAAAAGGTGAACGTTTTACTACCGTACGGCCTACGACTCACACTTCGTCGTTCAGCCTGTTACAGATTTACAACTGCCACAGAAAAGCCTACACATCGCTATACTTTTTATATAAGGTTTAAAACAGGTTTAAAGAGGGTTTTTACTTCTGTTCTTAAGTACCCTATTGGAATCTTTCTGTTAGATTCCATAAGCCCTATAAGCCTTCTAATGACTGTCAAGCTGGTCACCAGGACACCAGATGCAGAAGAACTCATTGTCTACATGGCAAGAGTTAGTAACCCAGCTAATCAACAGAAGGCAGAAGGATCAGAAAAACTACTCAAATACCTGATCAAGCACAGTCACTGGTCTCCCTTTGAAATGTGTCACTTGGTCCTAGAGATCAACACAACAAGGTCTATTGCAGCTCAGATCCTTAGACATAGAAGTTTTTCGTTTCAAGAGTTCTCTCAGAGATACGCAGATGTTAAAGAGCTTGGTTACCCCCTACACCCTCACCTCCGTAGACAAGACAGCAAGAACAGACAGAACAGTATTGATGACCTAGATCCAAAGCAGACACAGATGTACTACAGAAGGATTAGTTACCTGTTTGAAGAGTCTTTAGATCTTTACAGAGAAATGGTTAGCTCTGGTATTGCTAAAGAGACAGCAAGAGACATTCTTCCTTTGGCTACTCCTAGCCGTTTGTATATGTCAGGAACTCTTCGTAGCTGGATGCACTACATTGATCTGCGGTCTCAAAATGGGACTCAGTTAGAACATATTAAGATTGCTCTTGAAGCTAAGAAGATCTTCTGTAAAGAGTTTCCTATGATCGGTAAAGCACTCGAATGGCTCTAAATGGCCCGTAACTACCGCAAGGAATACGATAACTACCACTCCAAGCCCGAACAAAGGGCTAACAGGAGTAGTCGTAACAAGGCCCGCAGGAAGATGAAGAACGCGGGCTACGACGTTTCCGGTCGGGATGTAGATCATAAGAACGGTAATCCTCGGGATAACTCGATTAGTAACCTGTCAATTAAGTCAAAGAGCAGCAACAGAAGTAAGAAATAATTTTTTTTTTATTTGCAAAAAGATTTTGCTTCAGATTTTTGAGCACTAGTTAACGTATGGCCCCGGGTCGCAACCCCCGCGAGGGCCTTCGATCGCCGGATTATTGAGAATGAGTTGCAATTGCATCTAGTTATTGCAAATGATTCTCAATTGCAGTCGCATTTTTCCTAAAGCGGACTCGTTATGAGTTTGAGTTAGGTCTGCTAAGTCGGACTCGTTATGAGTACGGGTAAGATTGCGTGCGACTTCATACATGCACGCGCAAGGCCACAACTACTAAGACTTTTTAAAGTTCTTACAACTGTTTGTAAAGTTGTGAGAATGAGTACTTGCACTCACTCCCAGATCCTTTAACTTCCGCTAGTCAGCCGTCGCTGGCGTTCCTTCTTTCCTTTGTTCCGTGTCTGTTTATTCCACTCGATCATCATTCCCGCTATCTCTCAGGAACCACACTGATGAGGCTTGGGCATTCCAACTAAAGGGCCAACGCTCACAGGATCACTACAGCACTCTGGCAGTGTTCGATTCTGATGCTTCTCTCTGGCTGTTTGTCCATAGCTTCCCTTGTATTCCAGCTTGCACAATCAGAGTTATCGATCGGAATGGTGAAATCATTTACCGCAAACGCTTTGGAACACTTAAAAGTAATCACGAAACTTTGTCGTTGCGGTGGATGATTGACCAAAGCGAAGCCCTGGTCCGTACCGTCAATAAAGGCAACGACATTTTAGATCAAAACTTTAATGAGTTTTTACCCAATTACAAGTCGATTAAGCTACCAAAGTTTTCTTTAAAAAGTATCGCCCGTAAAACTCTACGCTCTTTTATCAAATGAGAATTACACTTGTCTTTGGAACAATCCTGTTCGGTGTTTATGTAGCTTTTGAAATGCTGCCAAC